ACAATGGAGGTTATATCATAGACGAGGAACTTTATATCAAGGGAATGAGTAACAAATCAATAGCTGACTTTATAAACAATAGGGAAGTAGAAACCCTAGTAATAGCAGATTCAGCAGAGCCCAAGAGCATTGATGAGATAGCAAGTTATGGAGTAAACATTGTTGGAGCTAAAAAAGGTCAAGGAAGCGTAGCACAAGGTATTCAGTTTGTAGCAGACCAGAAGATAAGTATTACAAGAAAGAGCTATAAGACCATTACAGCGTATCAAAACTATTCTTGGAAAGTAGACGAAAGGAACTATCAACATTTACCAGTACCAGATGACACTATCCACGAATGGACGAATAGCTGTGACGCAATTAGGTACGCCTTTAATGGCACTGGTGGTAGTGGCAGGACAAGAGAAGCTTTAGAAAAACAATTTGAAAAAAATAAATATAACATAATAAATAGTAGCACTAGATAACTATGAAAAAGTATCTTATAGGGGCAGGAGTAGTTGTGATTTTACTCCTAATATTTATCGGTGGACAGAAACTAAAACCACAAAGTGGTCTTCTTGGTGGAGGAGGATATAGAGAGAATACAAAAGAGTTAGCTGTATCAACAGTCGTAACCTCAACAGGTTCAGGTTGGGGAACTGGACAAAGTGTAGTTTACTACCGTAATTTAGGCATTACACTAGCTAGTACAAACGCTACTGCAACAACTAAAATAGCCTGTTCTTTAGCTGATGATGAGCCAACTTGGGCTAATGAACAAAACGCTACTAATACTTGGGATTATGTAGAGATTGTAGACACAGTGGATGGTACAAGTGTTGTGGGTGATACAGGTGTAGCACTAACAAACTCAACAGATGTTAGGCTATTTGAAGTTAACTCAAACAATTTTAGATGGTGTAATGCTTATGTAAATAATACATCAACTAATAGTGGCTATATTAATATCAAGTTTAAACCAGCCGATAACAATTAAGTTATGTCTTTTAATGATGTAAAGACAATTCCTGAAATCATTAGAGAAATAGAGCAAATGGATAAGAACGGAGAGACTACTTATTCGGAGTATGTAACCGAATCAATGCGTGAGGATATTAACAAAACTGAAGCATACATAAATTCTAAACACATTTCTGGTGATACTGACTATCTTGGAAGAGAAAAGCCTTTTTTCAATATTGTAATGGCTGCTAGAAATGTCTGGTATAGAGCCACTGATATTGATAGAAAGGATATTAAAGTTAGAGCTGAAAAACAAAAAGATGTAGTTAAGGCTTTCTTAGCAACCTTAAAGCTCCAAGAATGGATGAAGACAGTAAACTTCGGTCAGTTTCTTAATGATTGGGGATTATCTCTATCAACACACGGTTCAACAGTAGCCAAATTTATAGAAAAAAATGGTGAACTTTCAGCTCAAGTAATGGATTGGAATAATCTATTATGCGATGCTATTGATTTTGATGGCAATGTAAAGATAGAAAAACTTTATTACACCCCATCACAACTCAAACAACAAAAAGGTTATGACCAAGAATTAGTTGAAGAGCTGTTAAAGAACACAACCAAAAGAGAAACAGTGGATGGACAAGCTAAAGATAATAAAGACGATTATATTCTAGTTTACGAACTGCACGGAGAACTTCCATTATCACTACTAACAGATAAAGACGAAGATGAAGATGACTTTGTTCAGCAAATGCACGTTGTATCTCTATCAGATAGCAAGGAAGTATCAAAAAGTGATGATGCAGGTGAAAGCTATACGCTTTACAGTGGCAGAGAATCAAAAGACCCATACATGATAACCCATCTTATCAAAAAAGACGGGCAAACATACTCTGGAGGAGCAGTAAAGAACTTATTTGAAGCTCAATGGATGGTAAATGACAGTCAAAAACAAATTAAAGACCAGTTAGAACTAGCATCAAAGATAGTATTTCAGACATCAGATGGTGCTTTTGCAGGTAAGAATGCTTTAACTAACATAGAAAATGGTGATATTCTTGTTTACAAGACTAATGAACCTCTTACAAGACTTGCAGGAACTCCTGATATAGTAGCAATGCAGTCTTTCAAAGCTGATTGGCAGAATGTAGCAATGCAAATCAATGGAATTAATGAGGCAATGATTCAAGCACCTAAGTCTGGTACAGCTTGGAGGCAGACACAAGCAGTATTACAAGAAGCACATTCATTATTTGAACTAATGACAGAGAATAAAGGCTTAGCTATAATTAAAATGCTTAGAGAATATGTAATTCCTCACTTTAAAAAGAAACTAAAAGACAGCAAAGAAATCTCAATGACACTAGAGGATTATCAAATCAAGCAGATAGACAGTATGTATGTGCCTAATGAGATAACAAGAAGAATGAACGAAAAGAAGAAAGCTATTATCTTATCAGGAGAAATATACGACCCAACACTAGAGGAAGGCTTAATTGCTAAGACAGAAGAAGAAATTAGAGCTAACCTAACTGGTAATCAACGCTTTATTAAACCTGATGAAATAGAAAGCAAAACTTGGAAAGAAGTATTGAAAGATATGGAAATGGAATTAGAAGTAGATGTTACTGGCGAAGTAAGAGATGTACAAGGTGCTTTAGCCACTCTCACCACAGTCCTCCAAACCATTGCTGTGAACCCACAAGCCTTACTAGACCCTAATTTCAAGATGATATTTAATAAGATAATTTCGCTGACTGGAAATATTTCGCCATTGGAAATGCAACAAGCACAGGAAGCTCCACAACCAATGATACAACAACCCAATCAACAACCTATTCCACAAATGCAATAAAACTAATATGCCTATAAGATTCTGTTTAACTTGCGGTCAAGAGATTGTAGTCCCAAGTCATGAAATAAAACGAGGTGGAGGGAAATACTGTTCAAAGAGCTGTAGGGCTAAACAATCTAAGACCTTATTTAAGAAAGGACATAAGCCTTTCAAAGTAAAGGGTGCTGAAAACGGCAGATGGAATGAAGGTTCATCATTATTACCTTATACGACAGATTGGATTGATGACTTGAAAGAAAGCATTAGAAAAAGAGATGAATATACTTGTAAAATATGTGGTATTCATCAAGACGAATTAGATAGTGGTCGTATGAAAAAATTACATGTACACCACATTGACTATAATAAAGAAAATAGTAACCCCAATAATTTAGTAGCTCTATGCCCGAGTTGTCATATGAAGACAAACGGAAATAGAGATTACTGGATTGAATATTTTAAATAAATTCGGTGGTGGGGATAAGCCGTATAACCAAATAAATATGGACAAAGGACAAACAATGCGTTGGAGCAAAGGAGAAGTAGAACTCTTTAAAAACACCTTTAGTGGTGAAAAGGGCGAGGAGTTATTAATACAAGTCAGAGATGTCTTGATGCAATTCACAGAGGAAGTACCTAAGCTAAGTGTAGATGTTTTAACTCTACTTGAAAAGATGATACTACCTGAACTAACAAGTAATTTACCTATTGGCTTTCAGGCAGATATTTACAATGCTTTAGCTGGAACACCAGACAGAGCTGGAATTAAAGATATTCACCCAGAGGTAGCAATAATGCAGATAAAAGTTCAAGACTTAGTATATGACTATTTAGGTCAAAGAATGGATGTGTTATATGGCGAAAAGGCAAACTATCCTATCAACTTGTTAGAGATGAAAAACAAGATGAATAAAACTGATGATGAAAGATTAATTTCTATGTTAGCTTATTTATTCTTAGAACATGGATATATTGAAGGAAGTTTGATCGCAATTAAAACAATAGCCAACCAAAAGGAATTAACACCAGAAGAACAAGAGAAACAGAAGAAGATGAACTCAACAAAATAAAGTAATTTATTAAGGAACAAATGTTCCGTAACTATACAAATGTATGGGTGATAACAAAGAATTTGCACCAAAAGATGCAGAAACTTTACAAGCAGAGGTTTTAGAAGACTTAGGCTTGGAAGAGTTAGAAGGCAACGAAGAACAAGTAGATAAAGTTGTTGCCAGAAGACTCAAAGATGAAGAGTTTAAGGCATCTCTTCATTCCGACAAGAATAAACATCTTGAAGGTAAAAACGCAATAGCTGAAAAAATGCGAAAAGCTGGTCTTGACCCCGAAACTGGGGAAAAACTGCAATCAAACGATGCAGGGACGGAGAAAGAAACTCCTAAAAACGAAGGTATGTCTCTAAAAGATATTCGAGCATTACAAGATGTAGACGATGAAGATGTAGACGAAGTGTTAGACTTTGCTAAATACAAAGGCATTTCAGTCGCTGAAGCTAAAGCTAGTCCTGTTATGCAAACTCTTTTGAAGACAAGAACAGAAGAAAGGGCTACTGCAAATGCTAGTAGCACGGGAAATTCTAAAAAAGGAAGTAAGCGAAACTCTGGAGCAGAACTGCTTAATAACTTCAAGCAAGGCAAAGTCTCTGAAAATGATGAGGATATTGCTAAACTTGTACAAGCAGAACAAGATGAAAAAAGAGCTATCGCAAAAGGTAACAATTAAAATGTTCGGTGGCATTTTATAAAGTTAAATTGGTGGGTATAATTTATTTAACTTTAATAAGATGGCCAATACAATTGGAACGAGCACTTTATCAGAAGTGTGGCGTATAAAATACGTGAAGGCTAAGTTAGAATTAGGTCTTCGCACTGCACTTGTTTGTGAAAAAATCTGTCAAGTTGACAGGTCAGGTTCTAAATATATTGCACAACCATATTTGACTGCATTAAATGCTAATGTAGCAACTATGGCGGGTACTTATACAGTAGACACAGCAACAACCGTTGATGATACTCTAACTGTAACAGACCAAGTAGATTCATCTGTACATTTATTTGAATTTGAAGATACATTATCTAGGGCTGACCTATATGGTTCATTCGTAGATGATATGATGGGTGCTGTTGCACAAAATATTGATTACTT